GAAGCGAGTAAAGACATACTAGACCGCGCTGGCTTCAAGCCCCCTGATCGCCACATGCACCTGCACGCTGGTGACATCGCAGTGCAGATCGACCTGTCCTGATCGGACAGGCGACTGCGCTTTTGTGTAAGCCCAAGGTGTAACCTTGGTCTGCCGAAAAGGAACAGCTCGGCTATGCCGCGCTGTGACTATTATGAAGTCCGAGGCTATTCGCCTCGGTCTGCTGGCATCAATATCCTAGCGAACTGGTTCAATAGGGTGGGGGGTTAAAAACCCCACGCTCTACCCCTCGACCCCGCCCAACAATCACATTATTGCCATAAAGGTTCGGTAGCATATGTGCATGCTTAGATTGATCTTTATCCTTATAATATTCTCCTCCACAGTCCACGCTGACTGCGTTTCTTCTTTGCAGGGTTACTCTGTCAAACGGCTTGCACCCTTTGCTGATGGTTCTTGTGGCATTCACGACCCTGTGCTTTTGAGTGCGACACCTTCCACAAAATTTTCCAGTCCAATAACTCTATCATGCGAGTTTGCTCGTAAGGTTGGCGAATGGACTAAGAACATAGGTGCAAAGCATATAACACATGCTGGCGGCTACAACTGCCGTAAGATTGCTGGTTCTATGTTTTACAGCCAGCACAGCTATGGGAATGCAATAGATGTGACTCATATAGATGGCGTTGCTATAAGCAAACAATGGCGCACTGCTTACAAGGAAGCCTGTAAAATTTTTAACACAGTAAGGACGCCTGACCATGATGCGGCGCACCACGATCATTTGCATATAGATGCTGGGTGGGGTTTTGGTTGCATAGTAGATTTTGTGCGTTGAGGGTTTTGTAGTCTTTCGCACATATTGTCTTTATGGCAAGTACACTAAGAATGATAACGCCTACTCTAAATGAGATGGCAAAAGATTTACCGATGCACCAGAACTTTTACGTGCGCGGTATTGTTAATGCTTTCCTCCCAGCATTTATGAATCCATACGATAAAGAGATAACCGCTAGTTCTTTGAATGGTGAGGCTCTTGAGATGTTGCGCACTGTTGTTGAGGACATTGCTAGCGATCTGCCAGAGGGTTTTGTTGCTTCTTTTGGTTACGATGACATCAATGAAAGGTTCGATTTACAAAACGCTTTTAATACATCTGAGTTTGATCTGACAGGTTTTCCAGAACAGATAAAGATGGCATTGGGTAATTTCACTGTTGAGCGTAGGGATGGGAAGCTAACAATTACAGACAAGTACGACTTTCCACCTAAAGGTGAATGGAAGATGTACAATGAACTTGAGAGTGCTGGTGATTACATTCGCGCTTCTGCCAAAGAACCCAACAAAAGAAAATATTTTGCTGCGAGGTTTTTAGGTGAACGTTTTATGACCCAGGGTCGTGATGACATACTGCCTGTAAATATTGAGTTGCCAACAGAGGCGCAGGTTATTGACATAGACTTTGATGACGATCCCCCAGCCGAGGCTGGTAACTTTGTGTTCCGTGGTGACATGACTAACAAGCGCAAAGAGCTATGGGACAGCTTTACCAGCATGTTTGTTTCAGAGGCAAAGGCTGACGAGCCTACATCTATTCCTTTACCAAAATCAAAACCGAGTATGTAAATGGCAAAGACACCAGCATGGCAACGCAAAGAAGGCAAGAACCCCAGAGGTGGACTCAACGCCAAAGGTCGCGCCTCCTACAAAGGAGGAACCCTCAAGGCACCAGTAAAGTCAGGGGACAACCCACGCAGAGCAAGCTTCCTGTCTCGGATGGCAGGAAACAAGGGTCCTGAAAGAGACTCTAAAGGAAAGCCTACACGTTTGCTTTTATCTCTAAGAGCATGGGGCGCATCATCAAAGGCTGACGCTAGATCAAAAGCAAAAGCCATCAGCAAGAGGAACAAGGCATGAAGTATCAAGATCGTAACGGCAATATATACGAAGGTGATGTTACTGTTTCTATTGATGGCAGGATTAGAACTGGCAAAACACTAACTCGTAACAGCGTTAGAGTATTTCCTATTGAGGAGTCAGAGATTGCTCCTGCTCCTGTTTCCAAGCCAGCCAAAAAGAAAAAGGCAAAGTCATAATGACTTTTATGCACACAATCAAAGAAAGTGATCGCGCTGTATTGCGGCGCGTAGTGCGGAACATCCACATGCAATATTTTCCTTCTAGCTTCCAGACTGATTATGAAGCTGACAAGATTATTGCATCTATTGCCCCTGACTGTGTTGAAGCTTTAATCAAGAAGGGCAAGGACATTAGGATTGACCAACTTTAATTACAAGCCTGACGGTGAAGTATTAAAGTCCTTCATGAAGTCAGATGTATTTTTCCGTGGACTAAGGGGGCCTGTCGGCTCTGGTAAATCTGTTGGTTGCTGTGTTGAGTTATTTAGACGCGCATTGCAACAGAAGAAAAGTCCTGATGGTGTACGCAAGTCACGCTGGGCTGTTATTAGAAATACAAACCCACAGCTAAAAACCACAACTATTAAGACTTGGCTTGATTGGTTCCCAGAGGAATCATGGGGCAAGTTTACTTGGTCTGTGCCTTACACACATCACATCAAAAAGAATGACATAGACCTTGAAGTTATCTTCCTTGCTCTTGATCGCCCAGAAGATGTCAAAAAGTTGCTCTCCCTTGAACTGACAGGCATATGGGTGAACGAGGCAAGGGAGATACCGAAGTCTATCATTGACGCATGCACAATGCGTGTTGGTCGCTTTCCTTCTATGAAAGATGGTGGTTGTACATGGACAGGGGTAATAGCTGACACTAACGCCCCAGAGGAGGATCATTGGTGGCCTATCATGTCAGGCGAGGTTCCAATACCAGATCACATACCCAAAGAAGAAGCAAAGATGCTGGTCAAGCCAGACAACTGGTTATTCTTCACACAGCCAGCAGGAATGCTAGAGCAGAAAACAGAAGAAGGAGACATCTCAGAATACGTTCCAAACGAGAACGCAGAGAACAGAGAGAATATGCGGAAAGACTATTATCCGAATATCGTGCAGGGCAAGACGAGAAGTTGGATTGACGTATATGTAATGAACCGATTGGGGAGCATCAAAGATGGCAAACCTGTTTATCCTATGTTCGCGCCAGACATCCATGTTGCGCGTGAGGAAATACCTGTTGCTGTTGGCATTCCTATTTACATTGGTATTGACTTTGGACTGACGCCAGCCGCCGCCATAGGACAAAAGGTGCGCGGTAGGTGGATGATCTTGCAGGAAATCGTTGCCTTTGACATGGGCATTGTTCGCTTTGCAGAAGTCTTACGGCAGGAGATTGCAACAAGGTATAGTGGCTGTGAGACTATAATGATTGGCGACCCTGCTGGTGACTTCAGAGCGCAAACTGATGAAACAACACCATTTCAGATAATGCGTGGTGCTGGACTTAATGCTCGTCCTGCTCCAAGCAACGATGTGGCGTTACGCCTTGAGTCTGTTTCTGCGCCATTAGGCAGGATGGTTGACGGTCTTTCTGGGCTTCTTGTTGACCCCAGATGCCGCACTATTATTAAGGGCTTTGAGGGCGGCTATCAATACAAGCGCATGCAAGTATCTGGTGAGCGTTACGCTGACAAACCAGACAAGAACCATTTCTCTCACATACATGATGCTGTTCAATATTTAATGCTGGGTGCTGGTGAAGGTCGGCAGATATTACACAACGTAAACACACCTTCTCAGCCCTTCCAAGCAACTAGAGACTTCGATGTATTCTCAAGGAAACCTAAACCAAGGCGGCAGGGTCTTTGGTCACGGATGTAATTGTGCGTTGTGTATTAAGAAAACATGAGAGTACATCAATAGTATAAGCAACAAGAGAGACTTATCATGTGTGTATCAAGACCATCTCCCTCTACTCCTGCTGTAGATCCTAACGTGGTAATAGAGCGTGAAAACCAAGAGGCGGCTGAAACCAAGAAGAAAGCAGAAGCAAAGAAGAAGCAGTTGGAAGATACAGTCACAAAGAAACGTGGCGGTGCTGGTTCATCATCTCTGCTTACAAGCACAAGCGGCGGCATTGGTTATTATAACGAGACTCTTTAATGGATAATATTGCACAGCGTATGTTGCAAAAGTATGAACGCGCAAAGAATGGTCGCGTCAACTTTGAGCCATTGTTTGAGGAATGTTATGAATACGCACTCCCTATGCGGCAAAGCTTTTACACTGAGTCAACAGGACAGCGCAGAGATGACAAGATCTTTGATGAAACTGCTGTCGTTGGTGTGCAAGAATTTGCGTCAAGATTACAATCGGGGCTTGTCCCCAACTTTGCGCGATGGGCTGATTTTATATCTGGCTCTGAGGTGCAGAAAGAAGATCAAGACGAAGTAAACAATCAGTTAGATGAAGTCACTGATTACGTCTTTGAAGTTATTCAGAACTCAAATTTTGGACAAGAGATACATGAAAGCTTTATGGATCTGGCTGTTGGAACAGGCGTCCTTCTTGTGGAAGAAGGGGATGCTGTTAATCCTGTGCGTTTTAATGCAATACCTTTGCCAAGCGTTTATTTGGATACTGGCGCAGATGATAGGATTGACCACGTTTACAGAGAGAGGACTCTCAAAAATATTGAGATCCCTGTTGCATACCCAAAGGCGGTTTTTGGTGAAAAGACCCAGAGGGCGATAGAGTCACAGCCAGACGAAAAATGCAAAATCGTAGAAATCATTTGTAAGAATTATGAGAACAGAAACGAAGAACGATTTGACTACTACGTTGTGAATATAGCTGACAAAGAAGTTATCTATTATGAGCAGTTTGAAGGTCTAGGATCAAACCCATTTGTATGCTTTCGCTGGTCAAAAGCATCTGGGGAAATTTATGGTCGAGGCCCCCTTGTTAATGCGCTTAGTGCAATCAAGACAACCAACCTGACTATTGAGTTAGTTCTTGAGAATGCACAGATGGCTATCTCTGGTGTTTACCAGATGGATGATGATGGCATCATCAACACAGACACAATAAATCTAGTCCCTGGAACTATTATCCCTAAAGCTATGGGATCGGCTGGACTACAGCCAATCAAGAACGCAGGTAACTTTGATGTAGCTAATCTAGTTCTCAATGACATGCGTAATAATATTAAACGAGCATTATACAACGATATGCTTGGAGATCCGAACCGCACCCCTGCAAGCGCAACGGAAGTCGCTGAACGTATGTCTGACCTCTCCAGACGCATCGGCTCTGCCTTTGGCAGGCTCCAAGCAGAAATGGTTACACCTGTATTACAGCGTGTAGTTTACATTCTGCGCAAACAGGGGCGAATAGAATTACCAACAGTTAATGGCAGAGAAGTTAAAGTCCGTTCTGTATCGCCGTTGGCGCAAGCACAAGCGAACCAAGACATATCATCAGTTGCAAGATACCTTGAGATGGTGGGTGGAACATTCGGCCCCGAAACATTAAACCTTCTTATAAGTTCTGAGGATGTCGCTTTGTACTTAGCTAAGAAGTTTGGCGTTCCAGATACATTGATAAGAGATGCCGCAGAGCGTGAGCAGTTGTTAGCAATGGCACAGCAGTATGCGCAAGAGGCACAGCAACAAGGAATGAATGTAAATGCCAATCCGTTTGGGAGTGGATAACTATCCACGCGCAGAAGAAGAAGATAATAAAATCTCATTAAATGTAAAATCTTTGTTCTCGTCACCTTCTGGCAAGGAGGTGCTTAAATATTTGCGTTCGATCACCATTGAGAGTGTTCAAGGTGCGAATGCTTCTGACGCTGAGTTGAGACATCTTGAAGGCCAGCGTTATCTTGTCGGTCTTATAGAGCGACGTATCAAACATGCAGAAAAGGTAGATACAAAATGAATGAAGCAGATAATGTGGAGGTAGCTGTTGAAGCTACAGAAGCACCTGTAACTGAAAGACCAGAATGGTTGCCAGAAAAGTTTAACACACCAGAAGATCTGGTAAGTTCTTATGGCAACCTTGAAAGCAAGTTGGGTAAGGGTGAGGAGGAATTAAGAGCCACTATCCAGCGTGAATTAGAAGTGTCAGCTTTAGAGAATAGACCTGCAACTGTTGGCGACTACCAAATACCAGATAGTATTGATGCATCTGAGGTAAGTGATAACGATCTGTTTAAGTGGTGGGCTGACCATTCGTTTGAGAATGGATATAGCCAAGAACAATTTGAGAGTGGTATTGCTAAGTATGCGGAAGCGTTGCAAAGCAATGTGCCAGATCTTGAAGCCGAACATAGAGCATTGGGTGAAAACGCTGACGCTAGGATCGAAGCTACAAACTTATGGGCAAACCAATTTTTCCCAGAAGAATTGCATGATGCGTTTATAACAATGGGTCAAACAGCCGTAGGCATTAGGGCATTAGAGCATATTATGTCTAAGGTATCGCAACCTAATATGGGTGCTAGTTCACAACCAGCAGAGTCTATAACTCTTAGTGAATTGCAAACGAAACAAAAAGATCCTCGTTATTGGAACCCAGCAAAAAGGGATGCGGCATTTGTCAAAGAAGTTGATGAAGGTTTTTCCAAACTTTACGGATAATGTTTTCCATAGTGACGGTGATGTTCAGATTGTTACCTCGACATCTGAGCATGCCGCTTACTTGCAACACCATTTGCGTGATGACGATTTAACTGAATGTGAATTGCATGGTGTAACGCCTTGGAAAGCGTTGCACCATTCTCTTTATCAAAAAGACGCAGAGACATGGACAGGCATCTACAAGGGTGTTCCTGCCGCTATGTTTGGCGTTGTGCCTACAGAACATCAAAGTGATTTGTATTCTGGGACTATATGGATGCTAGGCACTGATGTTCTAAGCCAAGAGTATAGAAAGTTTCTAAGGCTATCTAAACAAGTCGTAGAATATTTGAACAATAGCTATGACGTTCTTGATAACGTAGTCCCCATCAAACACACCAAAACGATCCAATGGTTAGCTTGGCTTGGCTTTGTGTTCATGGATTCAAACATTGTTCACATCAATGGACATGATTGTGTCCGTTTTGTGCGTTGCGCTCCCCATGTAGAAGTGACATTCCAATAAGATACGGCCTGTTTCAAACTGACAGCCCCACTAGGGATAACTGGTTGATGAGAGAAACGGACAACCGCGTTCAATGTAACTTCTATTTTAAGGATTAATGTAATGGCGAATACAATCGACACAGCCTTCATTAAGCAGTTCGAGTCCGAAGTTCACATGGCTTATCAGCGCATGGGGTCTAAACTCCGCAACACAGTGCGTACTGTTGGCAATGTAGCTGGAAGCGTAGTTCGTTTCCAAAAAATCGGTACTGGCACTGCTTCAACCAAAGCTCGTAACGGCAACGTAACAGCAATGGAACTAGCACACACAACCGTAGAAGCCACAATGGCTGACTTCTATGCGGCTGAGTACATCGACAAGCTTGATGAACTCAAGACCAATATCGATGAGCGTCAAGCTGTAGCACAATCTGCCGCCGCCGCTTTGGGCCGCAAGACAGACGAAATTCTGTATGCGGCAATGGACTCTGGTGCAAACAGCACACAGATCAACGACACTAGCAATGCTGTTGCTAAAGCAGATCTTCTAACTCTCTTTGAGACATTTGGTACTGCGGATATTCCAGAGGACGGAAACCGTTACATTGCCATGCATCCAAAGGGTTATGCAGATTTGTTCTCAATCAATGAGTTTGCTTCAAGCGACTATGTTGGTGAGCAAAACCTACCTTTTGCTGGTGGCATGACAATGAAGGAGTTTCTTGGCTTTAAGATCTTCTCAACATCTGCTGTTACTGCTGGCAAGAACTTGTCTTACCACACATCTGCTGTTGGTCTTGGTGTCAACGCTGATGTCTCTACAGAACTAAACTATGTTCCTGAGAAAGCCGCACACCTTGCAACCTCTATGATGTCAATGGGCGCAGTCGTTATTAACGATGCTGGTGTCTATGAAATCTTAGACAACAACTAAAGGAATAGGGGGGAGTCGTACCATTCTCCCCCCTACCCAAACATGCCATCAGTAGCTAACTCAGATATTGATATTGCGTCTCGCGCTTTGATCTTGATAGGCGCGGAACCAATTACTTCGTTCACATCAACGTCAACAGAAGCAACAGTAGCGAACAACATATATGAAGATGTTGTGCAAGCCGCTTTGTGTGCAAGTAGGTGGAGATTTGCAACCAATCAAGCTGAACTAAATATGCTTACCGAAACACCTACTGGTCGTTTTGAGAGGGCATACCAGCTACCATCTGATCTTGTTATGCTTCATGCGCTAACTGTTAATGACAATGTTATTGAGTACAACATTTACGGCAGTAAAGTTTATACAGACACATCGTCTGCTGACTCAGTAGTTGCTGATTATACTTACCGCGTAGGTGAAGAATACTTCCCAAGTTATTTTACTGTAGCTGTGCAACATGCGCTTGCCGCAATGTTTGCTGTCTCTATTGCAAGGGACGATCAGCTTGCAAGTCTATTTGAAAACAAGGCCGCTAGAACTATGCAACAGGCTAAGACTCTTGATAGCCAGCAACAGACTACGCGCAAGCTTGTGACATCGAGGTTTATTTCTGAAAGGCGTAGTTAATGGCGAGGCTTAGAATACCGCTCAACAACTTTGCCTATGGTGAGATTAGCCCTTCATTAACAAGCAGGACTGATACGCCTGTTTATGTTTCTGCGGCTGAGACTGTAGAAAACTTTTTTGTTCGCGCAGAAGGTGGTGTAGTAAACCGCCCTGGAACGGAACGCATCTATAATTTTACCCACACATATGACGCGAACTTAACTCAGCAGGTTCGTATTGAGCCTTTTGTTTTTTCTGACGATGAAAAATACATTATTGCTTTTTCTAACGCTAAGATTGAGTGCTTCAGAATAGCGACTGATGGCGCAGTAACTTTGGCGGCAACAGTCACGCAAGATACAGATGGCAATGCTTTACCAATCTCAAACGCAAATCTTACCCAGTTTACTTACACCCAGAAAGGTGACTTTATGTTTATTGCTCACACAGATTTTCTGTGTAGGCAGTTAGTAAGAACTGGCCTTACTTCATTTGAAGTGCGTGTTTTTGAGTTTGCAACATCTATTGATGGCAACAATGTGCATCAGCCTTACTATAATTTCCAAGGCTCTGGGGTAACTATATCCTCCAATAGTTCTTCCAGTGGCACTGGACGAATCCTTACATCAAGTGCAAATTATTTTAATTCTTCGCATGTAGGTGTAAGGCTTCTGATTGGCGAGACAGAAGCAACGATCACTGGCTTTACAAATGCCACTACTGTCACCGCAACTCTGCATGGCGATATATCAACTCAGCTTGATCCTGATGCCTTAGAAACAAAAGACGACTCTACTAAAGTAGAAGTCACTCACGCTTTGCATGGATTAGCTAGCGGAGCCAGCATTACGATTGCCGATGCTGGTGGCTTGGGTGGTATTTCTGCTTCTAACATAAATGGTAGTAGAACTATTTCTAAGGTCATAGATGAAAATAGATACGAGGTTACAGCAGGTGCGGCGGCGACAAGCGGTGCTGTTGGTGGCGGTTCACCTACTATAACAAGTGGCTCTGCAACAACTGAATGGTACGAACAATCATACAGTCCACTAAGGGGCTTTCCTCAAGCCATAACTTTCCATGAGGACAGATTATGGTTTGGCGGCACACCAAGCCAACCTGACGGACTATGGGGTTCTAAAACAGGCAACTATTTTAACTTTGATGTTGGTGATGGCTCTGATGATGATGCCTTGGATCTTGATGCAAGTGTTGGTGTGACCAACCAGATACGGCATCTTGTGTCTAATCGTGACTTGCAAGTGTTTGCATCACAGTCTGAGTTTTACTTACCATCGTTTACAGACCAGCCTGTAACACCAGCCAAAGCAAAAGTATCCAGCCAAACACCATTTGGATCTGGCTATGTAAGACCGCAATCTTTGGACGGTGCTACTATATTTGTACAGGCTACTGGTACTGCGGTTAGAGAATACGTCTATACGGACGCAGAAGGCGCGTACACGGCCTCTATGGTGTCTTTGCTGTCATCGCACCTAGTTAAGGCTCCTGTCCAGCTAGCGGTCGTTAAAGGCTCTCTATCAAGGCCAGGGGCGTATGGCTTCTATCTTGGCAATGATGGCACTATCTCTGTCTATCACAGCAATCGTACAGAGAAACGTGCTGGTTGGATGCACTGGACTACTAGGGGCAAGTTCCATTCTGTATGCGCTGTAGATGAAGATCTATTTACAGTAACAGTTCGTGATGATGGGTCTGGCACAGACAAGCTTTTCTTAGAGCAGTTTAACACATCTATGAAGATGGATTTCTGTGGTGACTTTAGTGGTAGTAGCGGTGTGTTTTCTACATCTGGTCATTTCTCAAACAACGCTAATGTAGATGTAGTGGACAGCACTGAGTATCTTGGTTCGTTTACTGTAGCTAGTAACAACGCAACGGTATCAACTGTTAAAGAGTCTACTGCCGCACAGATTGGATATAAGTTTACGCCTATACTTAAAACACTACCAATCGATGCCACTGTGCAGGGCGGCCCCCTAACTGGAAGTCCTCGCAAGATAACTATGGTGACATTAGATCTACAAGAGACACTTAGTGTTTCTGTAAATGGTACAGACATGATTATCAGAACTGTTCAGCAAGATCAGTCACAAGCTTTAGCGGCTGTTACAGGCAAGCAAGAGTTTCGTGTTCTTGGTTACAGTAAAGACCCAAGAGTAACTATATCTCAGTCTGCTCCGCTTCCTATTCAGATAAATGGTTTGGTTACAGAGGTTGCGTTCTAATGAGTTGGTTTATGGTGGCTAGCGCGGCCTTTAGCGCATTTGGATCTATACAAGCTGGCAAAGCTGAAAAGCAAAGACAAGCTAGGATTGCCGCACAGCATAAAGAAAATGCTAAGTTTGAAGCACTCAAAGCAATGCAAGATCACAACAAACGCATGGCAGAGTTTTCTGCTTATGCAAGCACAGCTAATACTGTTCGCGCCATTAATAGCAGGGGATCTAATGATAGATCTTACAAGGCTATTATAAAGGCTGGCGAAGGTAACCGAGATACCAATCTTGGTAGAGAGCGTGTGCAAAGCCTGTTTACGCAAAGCCGTATGAGATTCGCGGCTAGTGACGCAAGGTTTGCAGGTCAACAAGCACAGCAAACAGCAATGTATAAAGCTTTAGGTAGTACGGCTATGGCTGGTCATTACTATAAGGAAATTGAATAATGGCAGAGATTAAACGCTATCAAGGAAGGTCTGTAACTAACCAAGCTATCGGTGTTGTCACACCTTCTAGGGCTGGCGTTGAGTCTGCACAAGCATTAGAGCGTCTAGGCACTCAAATGTTTGAGATGGCCTACAGAGAAGGTGTTAAGGAACAAACTGCTCTAGGCGAAAAAACAGGGCAGCAATTAAAATTTCAGTTGCGAGATGAACAGGGTAATCTGCAAGTAGCTAGGTTACCAGAAGGTTTATCACCAGTAGCAGAACGCAATGCACAAGCTGTTCTTGATAAGCGTTACATCAATGCCCTTAACATAGATATGCGTGATGCGGCTGTTCGAATTAGAGCAGATAACAAAGATGATCCTGATGGATTTGACGAGTCTTATAGCAAGTATGTTGCCACTACAATTAAAGAGGCTGGTATATATGGTGCGCAAGCTGAACAAATTGGTGCCACTTATGCCAGCCAGCATACAGCCGCACTATATGCAGAAAAACTTGAAGCAGAAGATAAGAGAGATTTTCAGTTACAATTTGAGAGCATACGGCAAGAGATAGACGAGTTAGGAACTCTTGTTATAGATCCTGACGAACTTGGCATGTCTAGCGCAAGTGCTATTGAAGGCAGGTTCAACGAGCTTGTACGCCCTAACGGTATCATAGATCAGCTACAGGATAAGCATGGCAATCGATTAGGCATCACTCAGATAACAGAGTTAAAGCGTCTGGCAAGATCTTCTTACTATGGCGGTAAGACTAGCAAGATGATGAACGACTTAACTAAACTTGCTAATGAACAAAATCCATTTGCGTCAGCTAGCATTGTTAGCACTAACTTGAATCACATGATTAGCGCATTGCAAGCTGGTAGCACAGATCAGTTGCCAGATAGCGTTAAGGCGAACCTATCAGTAATAGGGTTCGATAACGAGTTTCTACAGCAAGACGATATGTCGTCTATCCGTGGGACATTGGCTAATAAGGTTGCTGTATTCCAAGGCAACCAACAAGAACTATTCAACGCTCAACAAGCAGAAAGGCAAATGAGTCTTATCAGCAGAACTGTTGAGGCTGGTGGATTGCTTGGGCAAAATGATGCAGACTTTATGTTTAAGACCGTTGGTATTGATGATGCTTATGGGCTGGCTAATCAGTTAAGCGCAATCTTGGGCAATCCTGATAACGTAAACATCAAACCATTATATGACGTTCTTATGGGTAATGGGGCATTGCCAAAGCCAGCAGTTGATTTGCTTTCTGATGTTGGCACGATAAGAGATATTGTTACTAATGACCCATCTATGCTTCCTGTGTTGCAAAACTTTTATAAGCAAGCAACCACAGTAAACAGAGGTGGCTTTGCTACCACATCTCACAGAGGCATGGATGAAAAGGTTGCTGTGTTTTGGGACACAATAGATGCTTATTCTAACTCAGTAAGGACTATGAGCGTTGATGAATTTTTTGCTCGTAAAACTGAGTTTGACAACATGCCATCTGATATAAAGAAGAATAAATTAAAGTCTGAGCTAAAGTCTGCTGGGTATGAAGAAGGTGGTTTGCGTGAGTTTGTTTTAGACAAAACAGGTTTTGAAAACGCAGAACAAGAATACTTCTTTATGAGTTATGCAGATGAATTGATAATGATGCATGGCGTAGACAAAGCTGGCAAGATTCTCAAATCTTCTGGTGATCGTGTATTCAAGAAATCAAAGTTTACATATGGCAATGACAAGTCTCGTTATGCACCTGAGATAGCATATGATGATGCTGAGATGCAGGTTTTCCAAGATGCTGTGTATGACCAAATACTGCGCGTAAGTAATGGTGACATGGTGCTAGGGGAAAATGTTTTCTTGGTAGCTGATCCAAGAGAGGGATCTGTATTCCCTGTTTACACACTTGTTGATGAAAACAAAATTCCGCTTATGGCTGGTAGTGAGCCGTTGCAGGTTGGTGCTACTTCCGTTCTTGCGGCAAGGCAGGCAAACCGTAACAAGACTATCAACCAGTTACGTGCTGAAGCTACGGCAGAAAGAGAAAGATACTTAAAGACAATGAAGGGTGTAGATAACGCAGTAGATAATTCTGCATCTACACCTATGGGCGACATAACATTAGATGGAAGTGATTTTAATTAATGGATGTAGGTCGCAGAGATTTCTTTATAGCTACAAGTGCTGGCTTCAAGGATGAAGTTGATCCCACATGGTATGAGGGTTGGAAAGCTAACATGGCTTACAACAGCATGCCTATGTTTGAGAGCATAGAAGAACATAAGATATTTGGTGACACATTGCGAGATCCGACCTTCGATGTGGTGGGTGCATTAGACGATAATTACTTGCCATTTTATGAGGATTTAATCAGAGCCAAAAACCAAGATCATCTGAACTTTCTAAAACAGCGAGTAGATAGATCAAGAGTGCGGCGTGATGTTGCATCTCGCGCACCATTTACCGCGCAACTTGCCGCAGGTATTACAGACCCTTTGTTTGTTACAACATTCATTCCAGGTCTTAATGCTGTTGGTCTTGGCAAGACTGTATTGAGTAGCACTGCAAAGCTTGCTGGCGTTGGCTTTGGATATGGCGTTGCATCAGAGTTAAGACGCGCACCATTCGCTGTAGCTGATGCTGAGTTTGAGTCAGCTAGTAACATCGCCGCATCAACTGCACTAAGCGGCTTCTTTGGCGGGGCATTCAAAGGTGCAAGTTATATGCAACCTTTCTTTAAGTCATCAGCCGCAAAGGTGGCTAGGGTGGCGCGTGGCGAGAAGATCAAGCATGTATGGGCAGATGATGGTGTCAACCTTGATGATGGCTATGTAGGGCAAGCTGGCGGCGATTATGACGCTGTTGTAACTAACAGGCTTGGTAGTGGTTCACAGCAGGTTCTTGCTGATGCTGACATGCCTCAAGATATAAAAAAGATGTTCTTCGATCTTACATATAATTCGTCTGTTCCTGTGCAAGGTAATAGAGGATCATTTGCTGGGCAGTCTGTTGCTCAACGTGCAGTTACATATGAAGGTACGTTTAGGCGTGTTGATATGCAGATGCGTGATTTGCATGCACAGCATATCGGTGTGAATGATAAAGCTAAATCTATTGCTGGCGTTTATTCGCCTTTTACTGCTGAGTATGACGACTTCTTTGCAGACACTTTTCGCCGTAAAATTTTGATGGAGTCTAATGATCCAGCACAAGTGCGTATGGCAAAGGATGGCATTACAGAAGCGCAGATGAGAGGTGTTACATTACTGCGCGATACATTCAAAGAGATTGGTGAAGATGCAACGCATCATGGCGTTTTCAAAACCAATGAAAGTATTGGCAAGCAGATTAAAACATTAGAGGAACGGATAAACCAAAAGGCTGAAATAATTGCAGACCTTGAGAAGAAGTCTACACTTTCAAAGAAACAGTTTGCGCTTAAGACTCGATTGGAAAACGAACAAGCGTCTATATACAAGCGCATTACTGTATTAGAGGGAGCGTTAGACTCACCGCCTCGCCGTGATTTTCTTGCCCCTATGTATTATAACAAGGAACTTCTTCTTTCTGATGATGCGGCAAGGGAAGCACTTACAGTTAAGTTCGAGCAACACTATCTAGCCGAGCGATACAAGAACGGAACAGCATCTTATAAGGATGTTAAGGACGGTCTTGTAGAAGCTAGAAGTGATGCTGATAAAACTATGAACCGCATCCTAGAAGAAGATGCAGATGGCTTTGAGGACTTAATGCCATCAATGGAGAAAGATATTCCTAATGCTGGTGCGGCTGGTGGCACTAAGCACTTACGTCATCGTAAGATAAACATACCTGAGTATGATGTTGTAGATTATCTGCACTTAGATCCTGATGCTTTGTACGCTTATATGCAACGCATGGGCAAATCCATTTCTTTCGCAGAAAAGTTCCAAGGCAGAAACATTGATGAAGTCTTGGATGATATGCGGAGCATGTTGGTTGACGCTAAGTTTGATGACAAAAAGATAGCAAAAACACTGTCACGTTTTTCTGCTGATTATCAGCGTGTCATGGGTACATATAGAAGAAATCCCGACAGGCTAGACAACCAAATATCAAAGGTCGCTAAGAGTGTAACATCGTGGACTTACCTGCCGTTAGCAGGTTATTCGGCTATGGTTGACACTGGATCTATCATTATGGCTCATGGCCTTAAAGATACATTTAAGGCAGGTGCGGCAACAGTTTTATCACCAAGCTTTACTGGCAAGGTGGTTAGAGAAGCACAGGTTGGTGGTGAGTTGTTGGATATAACTCGCAACGTAATTGCGAGAGAAGCTATTAGTGACAGTGTAAAACGTTTGCACCCCAACAAGGTAGAGAAATTTACAAGCATCGGTAACCAAGCATTCTTTTCAGCAAACTTACTCGCGCCTATAACATTTGCTGGCAAAACGCTAGATCAGGTGGCGGTAAATAATAAGTTTATACAGCTATCTCGTAAGATGGCATCAGGCAAAATATCAAAGTATGACGCTGAATATCTAAGACGCTACGGCATCGATGAAGAAATGGCTGAGTACATATCTAAAATGCCAGTCAGTAAGCATGATAGCATGGATATGTTTTTTGCTAACACTGATGATTGGCCTCGTAATACACCTGAGGAAAGAGCAAGAATACGCACTTATCAATCGGCTACATCTGCGCATGCGAACAATACTGTTATCATGGGGCAGACTTTTGATAAGCCATCATTGGTTGATGGCATCATATACATGCCTGATAACGCATTCTTCCAGATGATGCGTAAGAAATTTCCAACGCTTTATAAGATAGACAAGCAGGTATCTAGCGGTAGTCGTCAAATGGTTCGTATTGAAAGCGGCGCAATGACATTGCCGTTTACATTTATGAACTTTGGCTTTGGTGCTAATAACAAAATTCTTGGTGCTGTCAGAGATCCTAACAGGCGTCACAGACTGCAAGGCGTAATGGCTTTGGTCGGTCTTTCTTATCTGTCATTGTCATTGAAGAAGTCTGATTATTGGTTTGAGAAACGAGACAGCCCAGAGGTGCTTGCCAGAATCATAGATCATTCTGGCGTTCTAGGTATGTATTCTGATCTTGGTTACACAGGTCTTTCAATGGCAGTGAATAGCGGCATGCTGAGTGAAGATGGTGTAGCTGGGATCAAACCTAGATATATTAGCCCTGATAAATCTGAGCGCATGACTGATGCTTTGACTGAACCGTTTGGTGCGCCTGTTGGTCTTGCTCTTTCTTGGGGTAGAGCTGCAAATGATTTTCTGCATGGAAGATATAACGAAGGATCAAAGGAACTGTTCTACAACGCGCCGTTCTTGGGGCTTCCTTATATCCGTGATGACGCAAGAGATTTATTGATCGGTGGACGTAATTAATTGTGCGTGGAAGCATGCATTAACGCATGATAAGGAGTTAATATGACTATTAGTTTGAGCAATAATTCAGCACGTATTTCTTATACTGTAGCGCAAGGCGCGACACAGACTAGCTTTACTGTGCCATTTGAATTTTTTGATGATGCCGATCTTAACGTGTATGTTGATGGTACAAAGAAAACCATCACTACACATTACACAGTAACAGGCGGCAGTGGTTCCACTGGAACGGTGGCGATTTCTGTAACTGGCGCAACTGGTGGTAGCACTGTTGTTCTTACAAGAGACATACCGTTAGCTCGGACAACAGACTTTCCAACATCGGGGCCGTTCGATGTAACAACATTGAACACAGAATTAGACAGATTTACAGCACAGCTTGCAGATCAAAAAGATGAGAATGATCGCTCGATAACTTTGCAGGATACTGACTCAGCCGCAACGATGACGCTTCCTTTGAAGGATGATCGTAAAGGTAAATACTTAGCATTTAATGCTACTACTGGTGTACCAGAAGCAGGTGCTACTATTGCTGATGTAGCTACGCTCACATCTGTTACAACTGACATAGCTACACTAGCTGACATCGAGGATGGTACAGACGCAACTGACGCTATTCAAACTGTAGCTGGTATATCATCTAACGTAACAACGGTAGCTGGCATAGCTAGCAATGTTACCTCTGTAGCTGGTAATGCTAGCAATATAAATGCGGCGGTAAGTAATGCTTCAAACATCAATACTGTTGCTGGTAAAGAATCTGAGATTACAAGTGTAGCGGCTAAGGCTAGCTTGCTAACGTCTGATTTTGTGTCTGACTTGAATACTCTTGCGGTCACTGATGTAATCAATGACATCAACACACTAGCAACAAGCGACATTGTTTCTGATCTAAACACTCTTGCTACTAGCGATATTGTTAGCGATCTAAATACGCTTGCTACAAGCGATATTGTCTCTGACATAAACACGTTGGCTACCAGTGATATTGTTACTGACCTTAACCTACTGGCTACTTCTGATTTTGTTTCTGATCTAAACACTATGGCTACAAGCACTAATACTACCAATCTTGGTACTGTGGCTGGTGCGGTGAGTAATGTAAATACGGTTGCTGGCATAAGCAGTGATGTGTCAGCCGTGGCTGGTATTAGCGGTGATGTTTCTGCTGTTGAGAACATCAAAGCAAATGTTACTACGGTAGCTGGGGTAGCTAGTGACGTTTCTAGTGTGGCTGGTATTGCAAGTAATGTTACTAGCGTTGCTGGTAACTCATCAAATATCAATACTGTTGCTGGCATCAGTTCCAATGTGACTACTGTAGCTGGTGACACAGCTAACATAGGAACTATAGCCACTGATCTTAGCGGCACAGATACAATAGGCACTGTTGCTGGTGCAATCAGCAATGTAAATACTGTTGGTTCTGGTATTGCTAACGTCAATACAGTAGCTACAAACATTAACTCAGTTAATGATTTTGCTGATAAGTACCGCATTGGATCGTCTGACCCATCATCAAACAATGATGAGGGTGATCTGTTCTACAACACAACCTCAGACACATTAAAGATTTACAATGGCTCTGCTTGGGAAGCTGGTGTTACTGCTGGCTCTGGCTTTATGCCTCTTTCTGGCGGTCAGCTAACAGGCAACATTACGATGTCTGGCAGTGAAACTGTAGATGGGCGTGATCTGTCTGCTGATGGAACTAAGCTAGATGGTATTGAAGCTAATGCTACTGCTGATCAAACTGCAAGCGAGATTAGAACCTTAGTTGAAAGTGCTTCTGATAGTAATGTATTCACAGATGCAGATCACACCAAACTTAATGCTATTGAAGCAAGTGCAGATGTTACAGATAGCGCAAATGTAGGATCATCACTAACAGGATTTTCAACTGGCACTGATGCAGACTCAAGCGATTTAATTCCTGTGTATGACGTAAGTGCTGGTGCTTGGGAAAAACAAACAATAGCAAATGCCGCACTTCAAGGGCCTACTGGACCGACTGGTGCAGATGGTGCAGATGGGGCAACAGGGCCAACAGGGCCAACAGGTCCTACAGGACCTACAGGGCCTACAGGGTCAAGCGGTTCTACAGGTCCGACAGGTCCGACTGGTCCTGCTGGCACACCATCAACAACATCTAATGCTATAGGTTCATATACGTTTGCCTCTGATTATTATGGCTGGGCATATGGTCATAATGGAACTGGCCCTGGCTATCTTTTAAGACCGGGGAATTCATCTAACGCAACCAGTGGTTATACATTTTCTGGCACTTGGAGGTGCATGGGCAATGGGTCGGCAAATACTACTTCCACACTTTTTGTAAGGATTTCTTAATGGTAAATTACACATACACTACAGTATCAAATCCTAGATACGTTAATGAAGAACGTACTCTTATAGATTTGGATGTAAACTTTGATCATTTACCAGAAGAAAGTGTTTCATTTACAGCAAACCCAAATGATATGTATCCACACTCTAAAGAACTTTTTGATAGAGCTGTTGCTGGGGACTTCGGTGCTGTTGCTGATTACACACCTCATGTTCCTATAAATCCTGATGGTGATTAAATGAGACATTGCTGGCAACTTTGGTCTGGCATTCTTAGCAATGACACCTGTGATCAAATAGTAGAGAGTCAGATAAAAACAGAACCAATCGAAGCTCAAATGTTTAATTCGGATGATCCCGATTATCGTAGAAGCAAGATTAGGTGGGTTACTGACACTTCAATCAAAAATGTTTTATGGCACTATGCCAAAGAAGCTAACAGAAACGCTTTTGGTTTTGATGTTACAGACATGAGTGCTGTTCAATTTACAGAGTATAGAGCAGAGGATACAGGCACATATAACTGGCATCATGACGTGGATTGGCAAAGCGGTGCCGCTTTCGACAGAAAAATAAGTGTTGTAGTTCAACTATCTGATCCAGATGTTTATGAAGGGTGTGATTTTCGCTTTGCTAATGTTCCTAATCCCTACATCAATCAACTAAGGGCAAAAGGAACAGTTCTTTGTTTCCCAAGTTATTTAGAGCATCAAGTCACAGAAATAACTAAAGGTACTAGGCACAGCTTAGTTGCATGGTTTGAAGGACCAAGATGGCGATGAGCAAACCAACAGTTCAATCAGTTCAAGGTCAGATAGACACACATGAAGCAGTATGTGCTGAACGCTGGCGTGAAACTATTCTGCGTATAAAACGCATTGAAGCAATCATGATTGGCACTGCTGGTACGACAATCATTTTACTTGCTGGCATCTTGGCTAATGGAACCTATTAGTACAGCCCTTGCTGGCATTGCTTTAGTCAAAGGTGCTACCGATGCTATCAAATCGTGCATCAATACCTGTAATGACATTTCAGAAATCGCTGGTTATATCGACAACCTCTTTGAAGGCCAAGCACAGGTAAACAAAGAGCGTAATAAAAAGTCTGGCGTTGGTGCTATGGATGGCATTGGCGGCGTGGCTTCTGAGATGATTGATGCCAAGCTGGCATCTGAAAAGCTATACGAAGTATCGATGCTAGTTGATTTGCGGTTTGGGTCAGGCACATGGCGTTCAATCGTTGAAGAACGTGCTAGGCGCATACAGGCACAGAAAGAGCGTGCCAAACAACAAGCTTTAGAACAAGCGGCACAACGCAAAGAAATCTTCGATGGTCTTAGCATGTTGTTCTATTTAGTGATGGGCGTTTTGGTTGTGGGTTTGATTGCGCTTGTAGCTTTCAAAGCCAGTGCATCAATTCCTAAGATGACCACCTGTCGATTGGCACATACCGAAGTAATCAGCAAAAAAGAAATCCTTTGTTTTTATCAAGGCGCAAACAACACACAAGAGTCGCATACAACTGAGCTTCATGTTGGATGTGCAAGATCGTATCAGTGTGAATATAACCCTAGACCTTCCGGCTACTCGCTAAAGGGTACGTTAGATAGCATAAAGGATGCATTAAAATGATACCTGTAATTATGAAACTGCTTGGTAGTGGTGATGTTGTTGAGAAAGGCATGAAGCTTATCGACTCAATGCACACAAGCACTGAGGAAGAAGTTGCGGCAGTTAGTAAAGCCAAGACTGATTTGTTGTCTGCATATGCGCCATTCAAACTGGCACAACGTTATCTTGCGTTGATGTTTGCGTTCACATTTTTGCTTTGCTTTGCCATCACGTTAGGCATGACGCTTGCTGGCAAAGGCGACATTGAGGGTGTGAAGGCAATCCTGGGGGACTTCTGGATAGGTGAGATAATGCTGTTAATTGTTGGTTTTTATTTTGGTGGTGGTTTGGCTGAGAGCGTGAAAAAGAAGTAAGGAGAAAGTCATGAGTCTATATAAAAATATTAATGCTAGAAAAAAAGCTGGTACATCTCGGCCTAAATCTAAGTCAACGATAACACCTAAAGCTTATAAGAATATGAAGGCTGGGTTCCCCAAGAAAAAGAAATGAACATAGATACGTTGCGGCAAGAAATTGCTGATGATGAAGGCTGTGTATACTCTGTGTATTTAGATCACTTAGGTCTGGAAACGTGTGGTGTGGGTCATTTAATTCTTGAAGGTGAGCCTGAGCATGGTCAGCCTGTAGGTACGGATGTATCTGAGGAACGTGTGCGTCAGTTATTTGCGCTGGACATTGCTGTAACCATAGAAGATTGCAAAATACTCTACCCGACATGGGATAGCATGAGTGATGAACTACATCACATTTTATGCAATCTCATGTTTAATATGGGTAGACCACGCATGTCTAAGTTTAAGAAATTTATCGCAGCAATCGCAGCCGAAAATTATGAGACTGCTGGGGCTGAGTTAAAAGATAGCAGGTACTATAGGCAGGTAACTAATAGGGCAGATCGTTTGATCGAGCGTCTTGAGTTGTTAGCTGTACCATTCTAGGTCTGTTAAGTTATGCCGCACGCATGATGTTTGATTTTTTTACATTGTCATATGCAAGCATAGGCTTAAGGTTTTGATGTATGTTTAAGCCACAAGCAATATGCTCACCATTTTTATTGACTGCATAAAGCGGTATCTCATGGTCTAAGTGGTATTTTATAAACCCAGCTTCTTTATTCATGCGCCAAATCATAACGTGCAATGAGTCGATTTCTTTTTTATTTGCCCATGAAGGTGTAGCTTGTTTAATTCTACGCTCACGGCGTTTTCTTGCGTCATACTCAGCGGCGTTAATTCTTATTGGCTTTAAGCGCGTACCTTCAAAATAAAATTGAGTGTTCATAGATAAGGAGTTTTGCATTCTTATCATTCTTGCACCAGCTTGGGCTATTGTTTCGCCTCTAGCCTCGCATATTTTTGTTATCTGTTTATGGTAATCATCATCTACATACATCTTTACTTTATGTATCGTTTTGTAAATTTGTTTGTGCTTGGTTCTTACGAACAACAAATCGCATGGTGTTGTATAAACACTTCCATAGCTACCGCCGTAATCTTTCTTTGCTAACAGCTTATAAAATATATCAGGCTCGTCTCTGCCTATTTTAGTTGCTTCTGTAAGAGTGCCTCGTCTTGGTACATAAGGCATTGTTTTACTTATTTTGGATTCCTCCATGTGACTTGTATTATAATCAACATAATACTCGTCACTCACAATTACATACTGTTCTGGCAAATCTTTAATGTCAGATGATTTCTTAAAGGCGTCTACAATATCTTCATGCCCTTCTATGTTGGCGGCTAAAATCCATTTCATATTTACACCTCAGATCAAAATAAAGGCACTATCATACGTGCGCCTTTGCTCACCTCAACGTGAGAGCCAATTATTATCCAATGAAATCAATGTGTTTGCTAACCAATGTCTTCAGCTTTTTGCTCTATCTCATAGGTAATAGCCGCATATCCAGCTATATCTTTGTAGTTATCTTTATGCATTTCGTACTTTTGCATACGAGCAATCTTTAACAGCATCATCATTATGCCTACATCTTGCTCAGTAAATTGATGCCCAAGATACGCTGTCCAAAGTCGAGCAGTTTTTTCGAAAGATTCTTCTGGTGAGCCATAAGAGTTTTCTCTCTCGCGCACAGCAGTAGCCGCTTCTTCTAATAAGATGTTTCTATATAGCTTGGGTGTCATCTGTATCGATCTCTATATGAAGGGACTTTGGGTAATAGACACCATGACTTTCATCTACGATAACATTGTCTGCAAATGCATCATTAGCCATACCTTCGTTAGCTTTCTCCCAAGCCTTTCTATTCTTTTCTGCTTGGTTTGCTGACGTACTAGCACCGCCTCTTATTGGCTTGTAATCTGCGACTACTCTTGTATAGCTTCTTCCCATTTTGTGTCCTCTGTGTGTTCGCTATGTGTCCAAATGCGTTAATGCAGGATTAAAAAATATTAAAAAAAGTTAAGAAAATGCATAAATGCAGGTTGCTACTAAAATAGAAACCAGTGCTAACTCTTTGATAATAGTGTGAAAGATGGTGCTACCAGTGAGATTCGAACTCACGACCTCACCCTTACCAAGGGAAAGTACGTTGTCGATAAGTATCTGTTTACGTTTGCGTTTTATCATTTTAGTTTATTTAGTGTGTCCTTCATGTGTTCATCAGCTACATCTGCGTATTTCATAACCATGCGTTCAGTAGCCCAACCACCTAGTTTCATTAGAGTTTTTATATTAGAGCCATTCATCATCATGTGACTAGCCCAATGATGTCGCCAGTCATGGATAGTAAAGTCATGTATTCCTGCTTTTTTGCAGGCTCTTGTATGTATCCCTTTGAGGCTATCGCCATTCGCATACGGCTTGCCGAACCTGTTTGTGAATTGATATTCGCTTTCTGTTTTTGGCATAGCCATTAAGGACGAAATGGTTTTGTTGTGCAGTTGTACAACCTGCCGTTTCCCATTCGGGTGTCTTTTGCTTTTACGCCAGATCGTAACTGTTTCCGTGTCATAATTAATATGGCTTTTCTTAATGTTCAAAGTTTCTTGTCGTCTGAAACCTTGGTAAGCGAGTGTAATAAAATATGGTCTAATGAATGGTGCATAGGCGTTTAATAATTTGTGTTGCTCTTTGATCGTAAGGAATCTCATGCGATCATCTTCTTCTAATTCTTTGTCTATTGCATCAGCTACATATGGCGCAGAAGCATGGGTTGCTATAGATACAAGGCTAGTTCTGACACGATTGATACTGCTTCCAATACAACCTTTTAGCCTTAACCTTACAAATTTATCCCAAGCTTCTGCATTGATTGCCGACACTGGCAATGTTTTGAAATATGTTTTGAGAAGTTCTGCATTTCTTTTATCAGTCTTTCCATTTATTTTTTTTAACCAGCTATCAGCCGCTTCGTTAAAGGGGGTGAGATTTATCCCACCCCTCATTTCATTTAGTGTGCGCTGTTCAAGAGCGCGGCAGACTTCTTCGGCCTCCCTCTTGGCCTTCCTTTCGGTTGACCTGCGGATTTTTTTGACTTCACCTGCGTAAGAGACTGTTCCTCTAACGTGCCAAATGTTGCCTCTTTTGTAGAGAGAAAGCATGTTGTCATTGATTCCACTAATAACTGCACTTGTGCATCATTCATAGTATGGGAATGACCTATACGCAAGAACTCAAGTTTGTGCTTACGTATATGTCGTTTCAATGTTTCAACATCGATGCCGTATGTTCTGGCTAATGTATCAAAATGGTATGCGGTCATCTGTCATTGCTTTCTGATCTATTGGTGCAGGTGTATTGTTGTTGCTGGCCTGTTGTGGCTGACCTTTAGATGACTGCTTTGCACTGCGATTAAGAGCAAGATATTTTACTGTCTCGCCATTCTTCTCAAATGTTTTTGTCCAACCTGCAAGACGCATGTTGCCATCCATCGGACCCGAATAGTTTGGCTGGTTGTTATCGTCTGTTGCATTCTCGTTGAAGTACATAGAGCCAATGCGTTGCGCTACTATGAAGATGTCATTGCCTTCTCGATCAGTACCATTGATTAAGAACACGCCTTTCTTATCGCCATCAACATCAAGCTTGCCTGACATTAATAGCTTCTGGTCTGCAAAGGGTGTGTAAACGGCACCTTTATTTGTGTCATCATAATCTGACATAGTATTTATCCTTCCTCTTGGACGAATTCTTCGCCACGGTAGATGTGAATGCCAAACCCATGATAGGCTAGGCACTTAGTTAAGCACCGTTGTAGTGCTGTATTTACTTGAAAACTTGTTGGGGCTGTAACTGCCTTGTTACCTTGCGCTAAAACCATATAGGTTTCTGTTACGTCTATACCTTCTATGGTCACAGTGCATTGCACATAGGCATAACCAAACTGATCCATCATATAAGGCAGTTGTCTAATGCCGTTCTCTGGATGATTGTATTCAAAGGTATGCTTTTGGAATGACGTATCTGGACAGGCTTTCTTTACAGTAGCCCATGCGTCAGCCCATGCTAGATAGGTATGCTTGCCCATCTTTTCTTTTTTTAGATTAGATGTATCTATCTTAGACAGGCGTTCAAACACACTGACTGCCTGACCTTCTTTTAGTTTTGTAACCTCTGCCATTTTATGCGGCTCCTTTGTTAATGTTGATGCGACAAGCACCACGCTTGTCACGACGAATTGACAACTCGTCACAGAAAACTTCACGCTCGTTATCGTTAATCATTGAGCGCAGTTCTTTTTTGAGAGACTCATTTTTCTTAGCTGTCTCTAATGTCTGGATGTATTCTTGTGCTGTATCGACAAAGTAATTTTCTTTGCTTGCGTCTCTAGCAATCAGGCCATCTATTTCGACATGGTTCCAATCAACTTTTGTAGCAGTCTTATCTTTGGGCGGCGGTGTATCTGTACGGACGTACTCCCAAAACTCTGCAATCATTGCTTTGTACTTAGTCATTAGAATATCGTCACGCTTGACCAGGCAAGTATCCCATTGGTTGCCAAATATCACAGACATATGCATACGACTACGATTAGACACCCACATATAAAACTGTACCTGCCCCATATAGGCATCAAGAATGTCACGCATTTCTTTGCGGCTATTTGTATGCTTACACTCGATGCCATCACCATTGTCTAAGATACCGTCAAGCTGACCTTTACATGGAATGCCTTGCCAGTTCATTTCATACTCAGCCTGTAGCTGTTCGATGATATGACCTGACTTCTTTTCAAACCATTGCAGGTTAAACATTTCTGTTTGTGTACCAAGCTGTACTTGGAATAAATCAGATAGATCATCTGACTCTTTGCGGCCTGTTTTTATTTCCCATAGGTCGTGCCAGTCGCCACGCTGTAGCGTGTACAAATCAGACCCACCGATAAAACCTTTTCTATTCATAACAATCTCCTTGGTAAGTAGGGGGTGTGCGTTATTGGCAGAACGAAACACACCCCCAATACAGGTGCGGACTGGAGCAAACGCATCCTGTATTATTCAAGCATTCTAGCATCACGCTCTTTAATTGCAATGCATTTATGCAGTTCATCACGCAATAATCTACGCGGTCTATATCTAAATTCTATATGCTGATAAAACTCTGCAAAGCTTGGGTAAAACTTGCATGTCTTTTTTATTTCTTCAAACGCATGCACTACAATATCAGCAGGGTATTTGACCAGCTCATCTGCTAGCGCCTTGCCTCTCAAAGCAAGCATATCTGGATCAAAGTTATTAGCTAATGTAATGACATTGCACATAACCGCTATGCGCTGTTGTATCTCCTTATGAGGAAGCGACACCAATGCTTTATTAACGTAGCTTAGAGCCTTGTACAGGTCGCTTAACTCCTCATTACCTATCTTGTAACCTAATAAAGTAAAGTCCTGTGTATGGCGCGCCTCAAGAGACTTGATTAAGGTACTTACGGAAGCGTACAGATTGGTTGTTGCTTGGATTGGATTGTTTATTTCCATTAGCCTTGCCAGTCCTGCTTGCTGTTGCGAACTTGACAGCGTTTCGACACCAGTTTCTATAACCTGCATCGAAGTTGATGAGCTTTCTACCTTTGGCGTGGGAATGGTCGATGTACTTAGCTGTTTCAAAGTCATGGTTTACTATCCCTTCTGCGTTTAGATCTTGGCTAAGATTGATTTCGTTTTTAAGCTTGTCACTTGGCAACCAATCTAAAGGTACAAGCGTTGCCCTACCTTTAGGTGCTTCATGGTTGGTTAAAGATGGTAGCTTACAGTCTCCCTGTGAGACAGGGGGGCTGTCTCCCTGTGAGACAGGGTTGTCTCTGAGTGAGACAATGTGATAGGTCGTGCTAGCATATGGCGTTTGCTTGCGAGATATGTATCCTGCTTGCTCAAGTAAGTTTAATTTTCTAGCAACACTAGCTTTTGACATGCAGGTTTTGCGAGCAAGGGTGTTAAGACTAGGCCAGCATATACCATCCTCATTGGCATGGTCGCATATGTTTACCAACAACCATTTGGTGAGCGCATCGAGGCTGGATATTTTCATAGCTTCTGCCATGTGACTAAACATTTATTTCTTCCTGCATCATGTTACGAAGCATCTTCTTAGTAACGTTAGCCCATGTATCTGTGTCACTTTCGCAATCAACAATATGCTCAATGATTGCTTGCTTGAAGCAATTCAAATCATCAGCATCCCAATCATCAACGCCAGAATTTCTCTCAACAATCATTTCATGCAGTTTTCTGCTGGCTAAAACTATAACCATTTCATCATTAAGAAATTTATGCCTGTCATTGGGCGGCTCATCATCTGATGAAAATAGATTGATAACGTTACTCATGTCGCCACCATTACGCGTTGACCTCTGCCGCTATGACCTTTTCTTATGTCGCCAGAATAAGTGATGAGTCCTTTATTTCTGAGTGATGCAAATCTAGCAGTCACAGATGAATAGGTATCAATGCCATGGTGTTTACTGCAATACATACGAACTTCATCCGAAATGCAGCCATCTAATTTTTTAATGGCTTCTAAAACAATCATCTCTAATCTACTTACATCAATGCTTTCAGCCGCATCGATGCTAGTGATTGGTGCGTTTGGTCTGTATAAATCGTTCATGTTCTACTCCTTTAATGTACTGCATTAGTGCTACAGTATTGCACAATACTTGACAGATTACCAAGCATAAATGCATGATACTGGTGACACGATTGACCTATAATTGGTGGCTAGCTACTGCTTGGCTAGCCATCCAATTATGGCTTTGGCTATGGGATTGCTGGCTTCGATGCACACAAAGTTTGGTCCCGACTTCTGCTTCAAAAGATAGATGTCAGCTGGTTGTTCTTTATGTGTCTTGGTTAGGAAACTAAAACCTCTGCCAGTAGCTTGATATTTAGACTCTGCTATTAAGGCTTTTGTTTTGGTTTGGATGCGGATGTCTCCGCTAAATTCGCCACCCAGTTGTCCTGAGAGCGGTTGCCTTTTCGCTTTCGCGCCGCACGAAATGATCCATTCGACCCACCATTTTTCGTGGTAGTTTCCTTTATTGCGCTGAGATGTTGCCATCTTTGTTCCTCATGGCAGGTGATGCAAACAATTACGCCGTGTGTATAGATTACAAACCATGGCGTTACATCACTACAAGCTTGGCAAGTTTGTGCTTTGCCTATCTTGTCTCGTTGTGATTTTAATTTCCGCGCCAAGTGCGTCCATCCAACATATTAAAAGAAAATTAGATGGGACTCTTTTATATTGTTCCCACTTGTGTACTAAAGATGAGGCGCATCCGATCCTGTCAGCTAATGCTTCTTGAGATATGCCAATCTCATGACGGATCTGTATCAAACTATTAACTACAGTCTGCCAGCTATTGGATATTTGTTGCGGTTCTTTGTAATGCGTAAACTCTGATGGCATTATAAACCTTTTCAGCCGTAGCAAGGTGCAAATCAGTCCGAGTTTTTGCACGATAAAATGTGCTTGTCGGAATACCAGCATCCTTAAACGCTTGTAATAGTTCGATACCTGCATCGTTTGCGGCATCACTTAATTGATCGAGATAGCTTTTCATAAGCAAAAGATAGTGCATTAATGCATGATTGTGCAATAGTTTTTATTGTGATTTAATGCATTCCATTCTGATGCGGTTGATCTTCCGTGATGTTATTATGCATCACTTGTTGCCTCTTTGTAACGGAGAAACCAAAGATGGAAGATTACGAAACCAAGGCCATCCGTGTATGGATGCGCCAAGTAATGGATAGTAGGAGTTGGTCTGCAAATCGTTGGGCAACGTTAGCTGGGACAAGCCCCACAAATATAACACGCTTTCTGAATGGTGCTAAGTTTACACCATCATCAAAAACTCTAGCTAAACTTGTGTATGTAGCTGGTTCATCACCACAGTTGAGCCGCGCTATGGAAATTAATGAGTCTAAGTCTAGAGTTGTTCCTGTTTATAGAACATCTGTGGATGGAATTATAAGTGCAGGTGCTATGAGTGTGTACAATCTTGATGGTGATATTGCCGCATATATATCAGACTTTGAATGTTCCACTGCTGTCATTTCAGTTGGCGATACAATAGTAATTCGTAAAGATTCTAAGATGAGTCCGGGCGATTACATTTTGTTTGTGCGCAATAATAGAATGATGGCTTCAACAAAACTGGATAACAACAGCATGATAATTAACAGCCAGCCACCAGAAATGTTGAAGATAAAAGATGTTAAAGTTTTAGGACAGATCGTGCAGGTAATTAAGCATTACGATAAACGCCAAACTGAATAGCCAGCATGATCCTCAGGATCATTATTTTTTCTGATCGTGTAACCTATATTTCTATAGCGCATTGCATCTCTTACACGCTCTGCGCTTTTTCTATCAGCAACAACAACACGTTCACCTACTTCCAAACGCATAGCTATTTGTGCCGCTTGCGATCTGTATTGTGGTATTGGTTTGGTGCAACGGTATTCAATTACATCTACTGGTTTACCTGCTGGCATCTAAATATCTCCTCTAACAAAACCTGCTTCGTTCATTTTCTCAGTGATGGCTATATCAAGATCTGACATTGAGTTGATGCCTTCGGCTACTGCTTCGGCATATGCTTTGTTGTAAGCAATCTCGCGCTTGTCAGGTATGACACGGTTACGCGGCAGTTTGTAATTTGGATCACGTTGTTTCATTTATTTCATCTTTCCCATACAAGGTTTCAAGCATTCTTTGCAAAGGCTTGAGGTTTCGCCATGCACAGATAGTTGTGTTTTGACATTCACTGCGCTCGACATAATGCCAAGGCTCATAGACAGGGTAATAATCCCATGCTGTTAGATAGATGCCATCTTTGCTGGCATAATAAGGTTCGATTGCTGTTGGATGACCGCAATGCTGTATAACAAGATCTGGGATCGTGTTATTGACCCATGTGAAGCGGTTTGTTTTTAACCAAGACATCATTTTGACTCCATTTCCTAAAATAAAGACGGTTGGATTTCGTGGGTACATTCTTCTTTCCATGACGCTGATGATTTTTTCAGACCGTCTAAATCTTGGTCATAGTACGGCATGAAAAGAGACTTATAGCCTGTCTCTGTCATGGGTAGCGGTACAGCTGGTACAGCTTGGATTTCGTAGTGAGACATGGGGTATGGGTTGTTCACGAAAATGCAGTGACTGATTGTCACTACACTTCCCCGATAATTAAACTCATGAAGCGTTTGCTTTTCGGTAATCATGCCGCCTCCTTAAGCTTGCTGGTTTGTTTATCAATGACAAACTGCGCCGCTTTGGATGCGGCAGATGCGGCAGAAAAGATAAATTTGGTGTCATTGCTCAATGCCTGTAGCCAATTAGATATATAGCTAGCATGATCTGGTCTGATCGATGGTGTCAGGCCAAGGTGCGACATGAGAAACGCCGCACCCATTTCAGCAACCAGTTCTTCAATGGCATACTCTTTGCGCTTTGGACTAAAGTTTCTGTCACACCTTGAAGCATGACCTGTCCAGTGTGTTAGCTCATGCAACATGGTTGAGTAATAATCCAGACCTGATCTGAAATTATTAAACGATGGCATTTCAATACGGTCTTGGCTTGGCATATAAAATGCGCTTGTGTTACCAAAGCGAATTGATGCGCCGCTATTTTCTATGAACGTGTCGGCGTTTGCGTCAGGTGCGTCAGGGTTTTTGAACTCGTCATGCTTTGCATAATACTGGTCAGGCAACCCATCGATCTGATGCGCATTGAATACAGAATACCATTTATAAACCTGATAGGTTTCATCATCTTTATTGGTGACTGGTGCGGCATAACAAACCTTTGTGCTTTTCTCACCTTTGCGAACCTGCCCACCAAGCTCATTAGCTTGGCGGTAGGTCATCCATGTTGCTTGTGGCTGTTGCTCCATCCACAATAGCAAAATGTTAATGCCTTGATAGCATTCGCCAGTGATGCGCTTGGGCATAGGTGATGCGCCGCCGCCAAATGGTTTGATCCATGGCGGTGAACCTGCCTCGACCTGCTCAATGATTTTCTTTGTTACTTCATCAAACTTTGACATGACTACCAAACCTTCCTGTCTATTTCGTTTTCAAATGCATCTGTATATTGTGTTACTTCAGCGTCAGTCATGCCGCGTACGCTTACGCGTGCGCCCATGATATGACCTGATCTAAATGGGTAATGATGGGGTGAGTATTCCCTGCCATAATATGCATCTGCACTGCCTCGATCAGCAGGTGAACCATGGTCAGGTAATGATGACAATTGGGTGCGTGTGATAAGCATCATGCACCTTCCTTTCCTGATACCATGCTTTCGTAATCAGCTTGTGCCATCTCATATGATGAAAGATGTTTCAGTTCCCATGCTGTCACCATGCGATGCATTAGTTTTTCTGCATCTATTTCTGGATTAGCTACGGCAACATGCGCCACAATATCTGTAATACTTGAAGGCCAATCGAGTGCAGGTGCTACTTGATCGACAAGAATATTTTCAAAATTAACTACGTTCGTTTTCATTTCGTTTGCTCCTTTTCAATATCTTTATTGTACTGCATTAATGCAACAGTAACAATGGGAATTGTGGGAAAATGCAGGATAAAATGCAGTATGTTTTGATTTGATTTGGGTTGGTTTCGCCTAACGGCATTGCGTTATAAACAGGCTCGGTCGCGCTAGCTCTATATGGGAGCCGCGCCCGATCCTATTCATAAGCAATAAAAAAAGGCGGCTAGCGTCGGAGCCTTTGCCGACACTGAACCGCCATAGGGAGAGATGAAAGGCGCAGCCCTTTCGGGTGCGCCTAATGCTGGGAGTTATGAAGCTTTGTTGCGGTTAGCTAACCAAGCTTTAGGATCGCGCTTGTTAGAGGGTGTGCGCTGTGCCTTGGGTGTGTATTTGTCACCTGTAACTTGCTCAAATACTTGGATCAGTTCTTTGAGGAAGTTCTCATGACAGTCAGCTTCGTATGCGTCACGTTCTGCATAATCGATCAGCTGGTTTACCTTTGTCTCGTCCCAATGCTGGGAGCCGATAGTTTTAGAACCAGCTTTCTGTGTGATCTTGCCTGATGTTGTGCTTTCTGTAGCTGTGGACTCATCAAGCATCTCACCGACTGCGGCAGTTTTTGCGGCTTCGTCATTGCGCTTGGTATTCATAGGCCAGTGTGCCTGATCGACAATGCAACGGAGCATGTAGTTACGTGCGTATGTAGTTTTGTGATTTTGTGCTTGCGGATATGATTTATCCAGAGCTTGAGCGAAAGATTTTACAAAAGTATCAGTCATTTTTCTATTCTCCAATATGGCAGGGGACTATTCCCCTGCGACAAGACGAGGGAATGCCTTGCTGTCCTTTCGATGCGCAACCCCAACACGGGACGAGCGAAGCGAGGAATGGATCGGGCAGGGAGTTGCAGTGCGCAAAGAGAACAAGCCGCCCGGCCAAAGGCTGGGCGTCATGTCGCGCACGGCATCGAAATGCAGTGAGGCATAAGGAATCGTCAGCAGGGGATCGGCCACAACATAGCAGGAGAAGCGACAAAGGCTGATGCCGTAAGATCTGAGCGATCTGGGTGAATCATGTCAAGGGGTTTGGATGTGAGTTTTGTGCGTTGACAGTACCGTGCTATTTGATCGAAATAGGGGGGGAACACAAGGGGGGGTTAATGCAACAGGGATTAAGATATGAGTGATGTAGCTAAGACTTTGACAGCGAAACAGACCGCTTTGGTGGATACGTTAGTAGCAAACGGCTGTAGCATAAGCGAGGCCGCCGAGGCCGCAGGGTATGCGAAAGGCGAGAGCGGGAGAGTCACGGCACATAAGACTTTGCGGTTGCCTCATGTGCAACAGTATATGCTGGTGAGGGTTGGTGAAGCACTCGGTCTGAATGCTACTGTTGCGGCATCGAAGTTATTGCAGTTGGCGAGGGGGGCTAAGAGTGAGTACGTGCAGTTAGAAGCGAGTAAAGACATACTAGACCGCGCTGGCTTCAAGCCCCCTGATCGCCACATGCACCTGCACGCTGGTGACATCGCAGTGCAGATCGACCTGTCCTGATCGGACAGGCGACTGCGCTTTTGTG